CCGGGCAATTCTAGTAACTTTACCTCTTGCAGTACCGCCGCTTGAGTTCCAGGAAACAAAATCGCCAACTCTTAATGAGTCGGCTTTGGAAAGGAACATATCTACTAGTTTTCCTACTTCCTGGTTTTTATTAACATCTGTAGTTTCTACCCAGCCAATATCAGTCATGTCATGGCTACATGATGGGCACTTTAATGATTCTGATTTCTCTGTTATGGCGATCTTGTCTGTATGACACCAGAATACATTTTCAGTTGAGAATTCTGTGGCGATACCAGATGTAACTATATCGTCACCAAGTTTTTGAATAGAGAAGATGTTGGCAAACTGATTAGCGGGACTGTCAACTAAAGAAAGTTCCATAAGTTCATATTCTTTAACAATTCTTACCGCACCTTTGTCTGCTTCCTGATCATCCATTTTGTTTTCGTAATCTACGATTCTTCCGCCAATAGAAAAACCTGTTAGGGTGCCATCTAGAACCATCTGCCAAATGTTTTCAGCACCCTTTGAAATATACGCATCTACAAAGATGCCGCTGTAGGTGTTTCCGCTTTCCTTGTCATAAAAGGAGTTTTCTCTAAATGAAACAACTTTGCCAGCAGGGATCGGTTGGTGCATTAGACGAACGTTACCACGGAAGTTTTCGAATGCTTTGCGTGATGCCTCTGACAATAAAATATCCCCTTGACGGTCGATGTTATCAAGGGTGGCAAATCCGCTAACGATCCTACGCTCTTCATCGACCTTAGCAATGGGCATAGTGAGGCGAAGATTGTCTCCGTCTACGTCAAAGTGCGCTTTGTTAATATCGACCATAACACTTCAATTATATTATATCTAACCTTATTATTATTGCTGTTGTCTTCCGTCGCCCATTGTGGCTCTTGGCATTTCTGCGGCATCTGACTCATTAGCCTGCCGCTCCTGATCTCTAACTCTATTTCTAGTAGTTTGAGCAGTTTGTTCTGCGCGAGCCTGGGCATTAAGAACTACAGGTGTATCACCATCTGGCAAAGTAGACATTCCAAGTCTTTCACGAACCTCATTAGGTACAATAACCTGCATTCTTAAGTATCTTTCGTCAATCTTGGATCTGGTTTCCTCATCTGTAAGAGTTAGTTCGTTAAACTCAAACTTGAAAGAATCTGTCTTTTCTTGAATAATCTTATTGATTTTCTTTTCTAGTGCATCTTGTGCTGGGCGGCAAACTTGTTCTTTGAAGGTTCTATCTGCCTCTCTTGCTGCAGCCAAGCCAATGCCTTCAGCCGACCCAACCTTAGATGCTGGAACACGGTGAGCCATAAGGATTTCTTCCTTATTCATCTTCTTGTAATTATTGAATGATGAATCCTGAATACTTGTCTCAATAGGCTCCATCTTCATTTCTACTTTTCTGTCCGGTGTATCGGCAGGAAGTGGAATAACGACAGTTCTGTGACTCTGACCTCTTAAGTTACCCTGGAAGAATTCGAATAGTCTTTCTTCTGCATTTCTAGACATTTTAGCGCCCTTAAGCCAGAAGATGTAGCGGGGAACAGCCTTGTTCTCAAAGTACTCAAGGTTAAATCGTGATGCAAACTCATTTCCAGCCATTGCATTCTTAGCCGCAACAATAGCAGGAAGTCCGTAGTAAGTATTAGTTGGAGTGTAGTTCTTGATATGAATAATTTCATTAGGCCTAGGGTCATTAGTGATTGGATTCTTCTCTTCACCCTGGAAGTTACGGAAGAACACCGCCTTTCCATTTACAATCTGAACAAAGCCGTCGCGCAATCTTCTTACACGCATAGTAGGAGCAGGAATATGACCAATGTAGCCGATTTCCCCAGTAGTCTTTCTACCTATTTCGATGTACCCGTTTCCTGTCGCCTCTGCGTCGATATAAGCCTTCATTAATGTCATTGTAAAGGTGTCATCGTCGTTTCTTGTTTCCAGCCAATCAATTACTCTTGCCTTCTGTCTAGAAAGATTTCTTCTTACCCGACCAATTTCATCTGTATCCATAATGGATTCAATTTTTTCAATAACGGGAAGGGTGGGTAGGAGATCGTATCCAAGGCCAACAATATTGGCTACCTTGGCATTAATAGCAGAGTAGTTGGGGGCAGAAAGTTCATAAATCTTAGCAAGTGCATATTGGTTGTAAAGAGGCTCAACAACGTCAAAGATGCCGTAACCGTACTTGTCTGGAATAATTTGTTTTGATGTGGCATCATCGCCTGCATAAACGTTATCATCTGCTGTGACAATCTCTCCGCCAGCGGTGATAAGAGCCTTAGAAATCTTCCTTCTAGCAGAACGCTTGAAGTTTTGTGAAAGCCCATTGAGTTGCAAGATGCTATCTGCATCTTGATTAAACTCATCTTTTTCCATTCCCATGATGGATTCAGACTGATGTTTGTCTAGCGAAACGCTATCAATCCATAAGTCTTCTGGCTCTTGCTGCATCTCTCCACGCTCCTGTGTCGCCGTAACTTAACAGACCGTTTTCCATACGGTACTTATCTTCTTGATATTCTTCTTCTGTAACCCGCCCAATGCCAGGAATGAATACTGCCTGACCTTCTGGTTGACCATAATGTGCAGCGGCTTTACGAATCTCAGCCATCTTTGTAATATCTCCGCGCTCAGACGGGATGTTTAAAACATTATCCTCGTCATCTTTGAAGACTCCGCCTTCAGGTAGGAGCCATACATATATTCCGTAATTGCTTTTGTCTCTTACTACTTCAAGTCCCATGTACCAAATGATACCATATTGGACCTTATTTTACTGTATTCGGTTCTCTACTGAACCAACTTTTAGCACACCCTGAGTAATCTGGAACCCAGAAGCGGTGTATAAGTAGAAAGAGTTGACATACTCTTGTCCAAATAGAATCTTAACAAAGTCACCAACGGAACTACTTATTGTCTCTAATGAGGCAGATCCGGTCAACTGGTAGATCTGATTATCGGTAAGTGAAAGAACTCTTTCACCCTCTTGAAGTAGGTGGTTGTCAATATACAGGCTGTCTCCGCTTATTAATGAGGCAGAGGTAAACATAGATAGAGATGCTGTGGTCGCCGCCGAAACATCGTAGGTAAATCTTGACTGAGCCCCAAATGGCTGGTAAATGCTATTTGTGAGTGAAGATCTATAATTATCTTCCTGTGTATCTATTATATTTATAGAAAATGAGGCGGAGTCAGATACTCTTAAAGTCTTATTTCCAGCACCTGTAAACTCTTGATGAAGATACTCTACCGACTCAGCATTCAGAGAATTTTCTAAGATGTATGTATTCTGAATATTAAAGTTGCTGGAGGCAGTATCACCAAATCTAATCAGGAAGTTGTATCTATCGTAGGTGGCTAGTTTATCGTCAAAGGAGAAGGTGAGGTGCGCCCACTTATCTGAGGGCAGGGCCGAACCAGATATACCATTGACATAACAAGATACTGAAGCGGTGGGATATAAAAGTTGTCCTGTTGAATTATTTACCTGAGCCTTGAATAAAGATACAAATGCTGCAGAGGAGGAGAAAACTTCAAATACATTATAAGTTTTATCCTCTGAACCATTTAACCTTATAAAGCATCCAACGGAACCAAGATATTTAATCATCTACCATTTTCCAAGAGGGCATCTAGCATTTTCAAGTTTTGCTTTTATTTTCATAAAACAGCCACATTCTTTGCATTGAAATGTTGGGCTAAAAAGTCTATCGCATTTAGAGCATATCGAAACTCTTTTGCTATATAAACTATTTTCGGATACTTCAATGTTTTTTTTCAAAAAAATCCATGATTTTATATCATTCATATATTACATTGTATCAAATGTTTTTAATAAAATTTATTCATAGTTCTTTTTTTCCCAAAACCTTTGTTTGTATCCAGACCAAAATTTATTTTTAATAATAAATTCTCTTTTTTTATTAGAAATTTCATCATATTTATTAATTTTAGATTTCCAGTTATTTCTTTTAATTGGAATCATTTGATACATTGGCGTACCTTCTGGTATTAATCCAATAAAATTATTTTTGATATAAAATGGATAATTTCCATTGTAAGAGTGATAATATTTATCAGAGTCTACTATTGCTGTTAAAGAAATAAAAGGTAGGTCATATCTATTGAATGGATGGGTATATACCATGCTATAGCCATCTGGAAGTTTCGGCAACCATTGTTCTTTCCATACAAATTCTAAATCATAAAATCCATCAAATGCGTGAATATTCTTTTCATCTCTTGATGATATAATTTGTGGATTTCTAGCCCATATATATCTAATCTGTCCATTACTATTTTCTATATATATGTCACACCAAGTATTTTGAATATATCCAGATAGAAATGAGTCTAAAAATGGAATACATTGTTTTATAGATTTATTTATAAAATCTCCATTTTCTGAAAACTGTGGATTATTAAAGTTTGCTGGAAAAGATTTTTTATACCACTCTGGAATACATTTTTTTGCTGGTACTGGAGGTGGAACAAACAATTCTGCATCTTTTGAAGATGGAAAAAATTCTATTTTCATTTTTCTCCTAATCTATCATCTATGATACAATATTTTTTTAGAAAGGAATAATATGGTAAATATGATTAATGGAATGTTCCCTGGAGAAATGTACCCAAATACAACAGTGGCAGGGTGCATAGATATTTATGAAAATGTATGGCCTGATCCATATAATACCATTTTTTTGCTAGAAAATGAATGTTCAAATCCAGAATCTGGGATATCTTGGCAAAGGGCTACAACATTAGGTCATGGTGCTAATCAAAACATCAGGACAAACTATAACATAAATGTTACAAGCATGTCAAGACAAACTGGCAATCAAGTCGCCTCTAATATTCATAATCAATTTTACATGATGCTGCTAGCATCTGTTGGTCCATACGCAAAAAAGTTTAATATGAATGATGAAGTCTTTTATCATGAAGACTATAGTGTACTTAGATATCGAAGCAACCAAAAGTACGATGCACATTATGATGGTGGAACAAATACTGGTAGATCTATATCTGCAATATGCTATCTAAATAATGACTATGTTGGTGGAGAGATTGAATTTGTAAATTTTGGCGTAAAGATAAAGCCAGAGCCAGGTATGTTAATTCTTTTCCCATCAAATTATGCATATAGTCATATAGCCCATCCGGTAGAAGAAGGAACTAAGTATGCAATAGTTACATGGATTAGAGATAGGTATGTCCAATAGCAATGAAATTTTAATTATTGAAAATTTTTTACCGTCCAACTTCCACAATGAACTTTTGTCTATAGTAAATAATGAAAATTATTTTCCATGGTTTTACTCTAGCAATATATCATCAATAAGCCAAGAAAATTCTATAAAACAATATGGATTTTCTCATATTTTGTATGATGAGCAAAGCAATTTTTATTCAAATTATTTTAATAATTTTTATCCAATTAAATATTTCATTGAGTCTAAATTTCAAGTAAATATTAAAAATATTATAAGGTATCGTCTTGGACTCAATTTAAATATATCTGATAAAAAAAGCATTATTCATCATGCACATAAAGATTATGAATTTAATCACCATGTACTACTTTATTATTTAAATAATTCTGACGGCCCTACTATTTTTTATTCAAATGATGAATATATAGAAATTGAGCCAGAAGGTAATAAAGCGGTATTATTTGATGGATCTATAATGCATAGTTCATCTACGCCAATAAACCACGAAAAAAGAATAGCATTAAATATTAACTTAATTTTGGAGAAGTGATGAAAAAAAATATTAACAGATTTAAAAAAGATGGATACATTTATATCCCAAATGCAATAAGTGATGAACTTGGATATTTCCTAACTCAATATGCACTTTTTGATGAAATGCAAGATTTTAGTCCTGATGGTGCTCAAGTTCCAAATGCACATGCTAAATATGGTGATCCAGCAATGGAAACATTACTTCTTAAACTATTGCCAATAGTTGAAAAAAATACTGGACTATCTCTATACCCAACATATTCATTTTATAGGGTATATAGGGATGGCGATGTTTTACACCCACATATAGATAGAGAGTCTTGTGAAATATCAGTTACCTTATGCTTAAATTATAATTATGATCATGAAAGATACCAATGGCCCATTATTATGGACGGCAATAGAATCTATATGCAGCCCAATAGCATTGTAATTTATAGAGGTATTGATCTAGAACATGCAAGAGAAGAATTTACACCACCACAAGATGATAATGAATATTGGCATGTTCAAGCATTTTTGCATTATGTGGATGCTAATGGTCCACATGCGTCATTTAAATATGATTTGAGAGATTCTATTGGTGGAGAAAGAGTATATGGCATAACAAAAAACGAAGAAAATTCTGGAAAATCATATATTATATATTTGGATAAATAATGGCATATTCAAAAAACAATATTGTAATTGTTGGAGGCGGAAGTGCTGGTTGGCTGACTGCCGCTGGATTTTCTAAATATTTTACAAATTCTAATATAACGTTAATAGAATCTAAAAAAATACCTACTATCGGGGTGGGAGAAAGCACAACAACTTTAATGAAATCCTTCATTAATGATCATCTTGGAATATCAGATAAACAATTCATTAGGGGTACTGACGCCATATATAAGTTAAGCGTAAAGTTTAATGATTTTTATTATAAAAATGATGGAGGATTTCATTACCCATTTGGATATCCAGTTACAAATAAATTAGATCCATTTAAAGAAGAGGCTTGGCAATTAATAAAATATTTTTATCCAGAAACTCCAAGGACCGACTATGTAGAATCTTTAATTCCCGCATATCATCTTTTTAGTAAAAATAAAATAGCAGATAATTTTGATACATTTGATTTGAAAAACAACTCTGCCTATCATCTTGATGCAAACAAATTAGGCCCATTTTTAAGAGATGAATTCTGTTTGCCTCGTGGCGTCAATCACATTTATGGAGAAGTATCTTCTATATCTAAAAGAAAAAATGGTATTGAATTTTTAACTTTGCAAGATGGTCAAAAAATTTATGGAGATTTTTTTATAGACTGCACAGGATTCAAAAAACTATTAATAAATTCTATATGTGAATCAAATACTTTTGTAGATGTTTCTCATAAGTTGCCAAATAATAAAGCATGGGCAACGCCAATTCAGTACAAAGACAAAGAAGTAGAAATGACGCCATACACATCATGTACAGCCTTAGAAAACGGTTGGGCCTGGTACACGCCAATTTGGTCAAGAATAGGAAATGGCTATGCTTATTCTGATAAATATATTGATGCAGAAAATGCATTAAATGAATTCAAAAATTATTTATATTCTTCTCAATATATTCCGATTAATCTTTCTAAAAAAGAAATAGATAATTTACCATTTTTTGAATTAAAGATGACTGCTGGATATAATAAGGAAAGTTTTTATAAAAATGTTTGTTCTATAGGTCTGTCTGCTGGCTTTTTAGAGCCACTTGAGGGAACTGGATTATACTTCATTACTGAATCAATTCTTTTATTGGTTAAATTGCTATCTAGAGAAAAATTTAATCAATATAATATTGATTCTTATAATATGAAAATGTCAATGATGTATGAAGATTGGACAGATATTTTATCTATATTTTATGCATATAGTGTTAGAGATGACTCTGAGTATTGGAAAGAGATATCTACAAAAACTTTTGATAAAAGAATCCTTGATCCCACCTTTAATTCATCAATGTATGGAGGATTGCAAGAATATGCATTATCATCAATTAATGATCATGGATCTTTAAGATCTGGAACCAATGTAAGAGCAAACGATTTTATTTCTATTGGCTATGATATGTCAATGGATATAACTGAAGAAACAATAAATAAATGGAAGTCAGATGTAAACTATAAGCAACTATCAGATCAGTACAAAATAATTTTGCAAAACAATAAGAATAGATGGAATTTGGAATCAGAAAAACATTTAAGTGTTTTTAAGTATATTACAAAGGAAATATTTGATGAATAAAAAATTTCAATGGATTCAAGCATTAAAAACAATGACAAAAAAATCTTATTGGAATAGAGCAAATACAGTAGAATTTTTTGCCTTTGTCATAAAGGCAATCATTATAATTCCAGGGCTCTTGTTTGGATATCAAATATGGTGGCTTTATATCTTCGCAGTTATATCTAGTTTTATGCTTATCTGGTCATCTACTGTAAAAACTATACCAACGTTAATATGGTTTAACATTCTTTGGATTTTATTGGGAATTACTTCAATAATATTATATTGGACTTAGACTCTGGCTCTCTATAAAGCCATACATCTTTATCTTCTACCCAAACTTGTTTTGGATATATGTCGATACCAAGTTCTTTTGCTCTTCTATAAACTATAGAGCCAGAGCCTGGTCCGTAATATGTTTCTATTCCGTGACCATATTTTTCTATATCCCAGCCAACCCTTATCATATAAAATTCTGCATATGGTTGCCATGAAGCATATATTCCTATTCCACCGGACGCCTCATAAATAACTTCCCATATATCTACATCTTCTATTTTTAATTCTCTTTTATAATCCCAAACTTTTGTCGATGGTAAAACAACTTGATCAGAATTCATCCAATTTGGATTAAAAACTTCATCTTGATCTGGAATATTTAAAATATTTAAAGTAGATTTAAATACTGGCATTTTAAAGTATGTACCTTACTATTACTACGCCAGTCCCACCATCTCCACCACGACCAGTTCCTGGCGGGGATGTTTCTGGGGCACTAACATTTCCTCCTCCACCACCGCCGCCACGATTTGGCTTTCCGTCGATTGCTGCTTGAAATCCTGGTCCTGGTGACCCACCTCCAACTCCACCCACTCCTGATCCTGGCGAACCGCTATCATATAGACTACGAGAACTGCCTCCTCCACCGCCTGCATATGCTAATGAAGTACCACTAATAGAGTTGGATACTCCTGGGCCACCAAATCGGTTACCCATTCCTCCACCAGTACCCCCAGCGCCTCCGCCGCCAGTTCCTTGACAACAAGGTGATGGTCCACCTGGAGATCCTGGAAATCCTTGTCCTGGAGTTCCACTACCACCAACCAATGGTGTTCCATGTCCTGCTCCTCCACCGGAACCTCCTGGCTGTGGTGTCCCCCCCGATTCACCTCCTCCACGACCGCCTCCGACTGCTGTGGTGACCCCTAAAAATGTAGATGGGGTTCCATTACTTCCACTTGTGTTTGCTGGAGCAAATCCTGCTCCAGTTCCACCAGTACCAACACTTAAGGGTATCGCTGCTGGAAAAGATAATGGTACTGAAGAATTAAATACATATCCTCCTGCTCCTCCACCGCCTCCTTGGTGACCCCCACCACCACCGCCGCCACCTGCGACAAGAAGAACTTCTGCAGTTCTTGATAAAGAAATTGATGAAGTTAACGTAGAAGATCCTGCCGTAGAAAATGTATGGATAGTGTATCCTCCAGCAGATGTTATTGTCCCACCAGTTATTGGTTTAAAGTCGGGATTTTGCCTTACAGCCTCAGAAACCTGATCACCATCTTTAACTCCACGATTTTCTGATTGTGGTCCAAACGTTCCTCTAATGCTGCTAACAAAAGGCATTTTTCTCCTAAAAGTTTAGATTAGCACTACCTAGTGCTATCCAAGAAGATGATCTTCTAATTATTGTAAATGTAAATATATCAATTTTTCCACTAGATGAGGATGGTGTTGGAGTAAGTCCAGCGGCCCATTTAATTGTTGTGCCAGATCCATTAATATTAAGTGTTTCTGGAATATATCCGGTAGATCCTTGAGTTACAAAAATATTTATGGTGAACACTCTTCCATTATCGGTCGGAGCATTGGTCACATTAACAGTAGCGTTTGAACCCAAGGTATTAGTCAAGAAGAAAATATTGCCAACAGAGTAGTCGCACCCAATACTATTAGACGAATGAGATACATCAACTACGTCTTCAAGAAGTTCTTGAATTCTTACCCCGCCCGTGAATGCCGGAGTTCCGGTGAATACTGGGTCACCAGCAAATATTGGGCTACCGTTAATAGTAGTTTTTAATGTTAACAAACCTGTTATTGTTGCTGAACCAGTTATTTCAGTATTTGCTCCAGTAGATGAAAGTCCACCAGTAAACTGTGCGCTTCCAGTAGATGTAATATCAAAAGTGGTTATGCTTTGAAGGGTAGCGCCTGAAGCCTGAATATTTCCAAGAGTAAGGCCGATTTCACTAAAGTTTACTGTGCTCGTTGGCTTAGTTGTAGCATCTTGGAAGAACTTAATAACAGAATCTGTTGCATCTCTGACAACACCAGCGTATCTACGAGATCTCGTTCTTTCGGAAAGACCAGAAACTGAAGCAGTAGAG